GTTTACCACTAGCAATGGTAACAGCAATATAAACATAGCGGCGATAACAAGTTGGTGTCTAGCTTCGAAACTAGATAGTTTTCGGATTCATGTGAATGGAGACGACTCAGTTGTCATATTCGATGCAAGTGAGATGAGGAAGGCGGTAGGTGTTGATTACTTTATGAATTTTGGGTTAGAGACGGAAATGGAAGAACCAGTATTTGATTTTAGGAAGATATCTTATTGTCAGGCCAATCCGATACGGGTGTGTGGCCAGTGGACTATGATAAAGGAACCATTCAGGGCTTTGTCCAGAATGTGTTTTTGCGATGATGCACATCGCCACCACATGCAAAGATTCAGGCTGACAAATGGGATTTGTGACTTAGCAATTTACTCTGGTGTACCTATGCTGCAGCAATTTGCTCTCTATGAGATAGATAGAGGATTTAAACAAAGGCCCCTAGGCTCCATCGACAAATACCCGGCGGTTTTGTCTGGAAATGAGGTAGGGACATCCCCCATAACACGAGAGTGTAGGGAGGATTTCTATGAAGCCTTTGGTATAACCGAGGACTATCAGGCTTGGTTTGAATTGCAGCTCGCCGGGAAGATAACGAACCCCCAATTCGTTAAAGAGACTATAACCAAATATAAGAGATTCCACTTAAATTAAGCAATTTAAAATTAAACCCAAACACAAATGGCGTCATACGGACGAACGAGAGCGACGGTTGATGCGGAGACGCTCGAAAGGCGTCCCAATACCAACATGTCGCTCGGCGACAACTACTTGTCCTGTCGATACTCCCCTTTCAATCGACAACAGGTAAAAGGAGGCATTCCAGATGGTAGAGGAAGGAATGTTATAGTGCGAGATGTTAAACTCTCGTACAGCATTTCCTCTAAGGAGGCGATTGATATTAGGATATCACCAATGATACCTTATGGTGTCATGTTCAGACCAACTGATTCGCTGACGGTAAATGGAACGGTCATTGGTGGCACGTGGTCAGCCACAGCGCCAACGGCCGACCAGAAGGCTTATATTGGCGTCGCATTTGATTCGATACTCTCCACTCTGATGCCTAGTTTGGGTGCCGCGAGTGCTGAAGCAACGAACTATATTGGCGCCCGTATAGTTACTGTGGGTTATAGATTGTTTTACACAGGTCAGGCGTCATTGGCTTCCGGTCTGTTACAAGCTGACAACATCCCCATAAAGGTTGTTGCCAGCCAGTCGCAGAACCAAGCTTCGACACAATATGCAGTGGGAGTTACTGCTCCGGCGAACAATCTTACAGTTCCAGCGAATAACAGCAAGCAGATCGAGGTCGATATGACCCCATGGGGTACTTTGGATAAGAACATATCCCCATCTCAAGTCGTTGTACGCCCAGAGCAGGGCCTACATGGCATTTTGCATAGGTCAGGCACTACAGCAGACCATAAGTTCCAACCGTGGTTCGATAGTGGAGCACTCACACTTTTGAGTTCATCTGGCTCCTCATCCACGTTGACGGACATATATGCAACTGTCACTGCAATCTCGTCCAGCAAGACTTTCGGCAACTTCTTCATAGATGACAATTTTGATGAAGTTATGCTGAGGGCTACAGCTGGTGGTGATTTTCGACTGGAAGTGGTTTATTGCTATGAACAGGAGTTGTCGCTGTTGTCAAATCTAATGGATTTTGCGAAATCCTCTCCGTTGATGAGGGAAGAAATCTTGAAAATCGATGATGTACTGAATGCCGGTGTGCATCCAGCATCGTTTGCCGAACCAGCTGTGGCTATGCTATCCGACATGATGCGCGATATGAAAGTGTCGCGCAACCGTGTTCGGCGTAGAGGCAGGAAACCGCCTCAGCAAGGTAACAGTCAGCCAAAACCGCGTAACCCGGCTAGGACTGCACGCCGTCGCCGTTACAGGCAAAGACGCGCGGCTCGCCGACGAAATGCTAAGTAGGCAATGGTCGCAAAACGTTGCAAATTTGAGAGGTGGTTCTGGCGTCGTCCAAACTATACCTACGATATGGGACTATGGATTGAAGGGCGTTGTGGCTAAGATATGGAATTGGCTCAAACCAATTCGAGAAGATACCATTGACGCTCAACTCGAGTCACTAAATCGCCAGCATACTTTGGACAAGATGTACGACCACCTTCGACCACCGGATCCGGACGTTAAACCGCTCGCGTTGACAATAAATCCTCAGAAGATAGATGTGAAACCACCAGCATCGTTGGGCAAGGTCACAACTGATCCTTTGGATTTACCCGACGATCGGTATCTCAGCCCGGAATCATTTTCAATGCACCCTAAACACACATAAAATTCTAAAAGCAACAAAAACATTATAAAACGCAAAATAAATAAAAATGTAAGGGACCTGATGACGTAAATAATTCCTCGGTGCTGGGAACACGACGGGGATGCGGATGGCTAGTGAGGCTAGTCTAACATCAGAGGATAACTTGGATATTCCACTTAGCCTTGGGCTTGGAAGGTGGAGGGGCCAATCGAGC